CTAAAGCCGTCAATCTCGCCATCGCCAATCAGGGCTTCATCGGTTGCGTCATGGAACCAACCGGCCCCCTGATCCGCGACATCTGGCAGAACGACTTCGACGACTTCCTAGAGGCCTACGACATCCCATACACCTTCCGGGCCTCACCGCTCCCGGAATACATCCTGCACCTACCCGGCGGTGATACCAAGATTCTGTGCCGTTCGTTTGAGAACTGGACACGCCTCATCGGTCTCAACCTCGCCTGGTGTCTCGCTGACGAGGTGGATACCGTGAACAAGACGCTCGCTCAAAAAGCATTCACCAAGATCCTCGGCCGTCTCCGCTCCGGTAACACCCGCCAGTTCGCCGCAGCCTCCACACCCGAGGGCTACAGCTGGCTGTACCAGAACTTCGGCACCGAGGAAGCCCTAGCCCGTGAGGATCGGCACCTCATCAGGATGCGCACCTACGACAATCCGCACCTGCCGCCGGACTTCATTGAAACCCTGAAGGCCAACTACGACCCCAGCCTGCTGCTGGCCTACCTAGAAGGCCAATGGGTCAACCTGACCACCGGGCAGGTCTACGACCGCTTCAACCGCGGCAAGCACGTTCGAGAACTGCCACAACTGAAGTCTTCCAACGGTGAAACGCGCACTGACTACCCATCTGGCAAGCCTCATCCAGACGAAACGATCTTGATGGGCTGCGATTTCAACGTTGGCAACTGCAATGCAGTGCTAGCGGTTCGCCGTGGCCGCGAACTTTTTGTATTTGATGAAGTCACTGGGGCACATGACACAGACGCCATGGCCTCTGAGGTTCGCAACCGCTATGAAAATCACAGAATCCTCGGCTATCCAGATGCTTCAGGTGCATCCCGCAGCACAAACAGCTCAAGGTCGGATGTGGCTATTTTGCAAAGCTACGACATAAGTAATATGGCGCCAAAGGCAAATCCTCCCGTGAGAGATCGTGTTGCCGCTGTTCAGGCGCTACTTGAAAATGGCAATGGGGAAATAAGGCTTTGGATTGACCCGACTTGTAAGCGAACGATTGAATGCTTGGAGCTGCAGTGTTGGGATGAGAAGGGTGACCCAGATAAGGAAAACGACTTTGATCACATGAATGACGCTCTTGGTTATCTTGTGCATCGTTCGTTTGAAGTCGGCCGAGCTACGGCAGGCCGGGCCGTTGGTCGGATTCGCCTTTATTGATTGTATAATTGGTGGTGCAGCGGGGCGGCAACCCCCTGCACCCGGCCACCTGAGTCACCAGGAGACATGAGCATCGTGTCACAGCTTGACCTGTTTGGGCAACAGGTTAAAGCCAATGCCTACGGGCCTTTCATCAGCAGAAGTCAGGCCAAGCAACAGAATCTTCGCCATTACTATTCCGGCAGGCCTTGCAAGCGTGGTCATTTCTCGCCACGTTTTATCGAATGCTGTAAGTGTGTTGAATGCGGCAGAGCACAGTCGCTTCAGGGCATGTTGCGTTGGTATCGCGACAACGCCGAAGAGGCCAGAGAGCGTGCGAGGAGAAGACGTATTGAGAACGGAGATTCCATCAGAGCTGCGCAGCGTGCAAGAACCAAAACTGCTTCACATCGGGAGAGGGAGCGCCTACGTTCGCGTCGTAGGCGTGAAGCGCTTGAGTTCCGACTGCTGGCTGCCTTGCGCAACCGTCTTTGTGACGCAATTCGTGGCAAGAACAAATCGGCTAAGACGCAAGAGCTGCTGGGTTGCACGGTTGATGAGTTGATCCAGCACCTGGAAGATCAGTTTCAGCCAGGAATGAACTGGGACAACTGGAAGCATGATGGCTGGCATATTGATCACATCATTCCCTGTTCAAGTTTTGATCTGACAGATCCGCAACAGCAGCGCAAATGCTTTCACTACTCAAATCTTCAGCCACTTTGGGCCTTTGACAATCTGAGTAAGGGCGCGAAACTCTAGTAGCACTGGGCTACATCGTTCACCGTTGCTTCGAGGTGGGCCGGGCCACCAGCGGCAAGGCGGTGCGCGGCCTACGGCTGTACTGACTTGCGCTAGTCGCCCCGATAGGCTAGCGTAGAGAAACGGGGCGGATGGCTGCACCCCGGCGTTAGCCACGAGGAGCGGCTCCTGGAACGGGTCACACGACAGGTAGAAACCGAGACCAACAAGGCCTGAATAAGCCTGCAGCTGGGTTGGCCCCAGCACACCAATCACTTCACTGCCATGACAACCACCCTCGCGTGGGTGGCGGTGATCCTGCTCTTCCCGCTCATCCTCCTGCTCTGGGCTACTGAGTCCCAGCAGCAGCGCATCCGCCGTCTGCACACTGCAGGCCTGAGCCAGACCAAGATCGCCAGCCGCCTCAACCTCTCCCGCTACACCGTTCGCAAGGCGCTAATGACTACTTAGCGCTGGAAACCTAGGCATAAAGAGCCGGTGCATACCCTCGCTGCGACCACCAATCTGAACCTCGCCTTGACCACGATCAAGGATCTGCAGGTTCACGACCCTGGGATTCCGTGGTTGCGCATGGAGCCGCGCTGGCGGCTCATCGAGCAGCTGAGTCTTGGCACCCTCGGCATGCAAGCGGCTGGCCGCCGCTACCTGCCGCAGGAACCCAAGGAAGACGACGAGAGCTATCAGGCACGCTTGGCCCGTTCGGTCTGCCCGCCCTACACGCTGCGCCTAGAGCAGATGCTGGCCGGCATGCTCACCCGCAAGCCGGTGCGTCTGGACAACGTGCCCGACGTGATCCAGGAGCATCTCTACGACGTGGATCTGAGCGGTGCAGATCTCAATGTCTACCTGCAGGATCTGGCGCGAAAGTGCATCCGCTACGGCCACGTTGGTGTGCTGGTGGACTTCCCCCGTGGTGATGAGGGTGATGACACCCCAGTGACCACCTTCGAGCGCCCGTACTGGGTCAGCTACTGCCCGCGCGACATCCTCGGCTGGCGCACCGATGTGGTGAACGGCAGCCAGCAGCTGACGCAACTGCGCCTGCGCGAGCAGGTGGTCGTGCCTTACGGCGAGTTCGGTGAAGAGCTGGTGGAGCAAATCCGCGTGCTTGAAATTGGCCGCTTCCGTCTATACCGCAAGCAGGTTTCCAAGAACCGCGACTGGGAGCTGATCTCTGAAGGCACCACCACCCTTGATCGGATTCCCTTCGCGGTGGCCTATGCCAACCGCACCGGCATCCTGGAATCCACTCCGCCGTTGGAAGAGGTGGCCTGGCTCAATCTCAAGGCCTACCGCTGCGAATCCGATCAGGCCAACATCCTCCACGTCGCTGCTGTCCCCCGATACAACCTCTTCGGTGTGCCGGCCGAAGTGGATGAGCTAGAGGCTGGCCCTAACTCGGCCATGGCCTTTCCCGTAGATGCCCGCGCTGAGTTCACCGAACCCACCGGCACCAGCTATCAAGCCCGCTTCACTGAGCTGGACCGCATTGAAAAGCAAATCGCCGAGCTGGGCCTAGCTGCAGTCTTGGGTCAGAACATGACCAATCAGGCCGCTGAATCCAAGGCCATCGAACGCAGCCAAGGTGATGCTGCCCTGCAAGCGGTGGCCATCGGCCTGCAGAACCTGATCGACAGTTGCCTGCAGTTCCACGCCGCCTACCTGAACCTGCCTACCTCAGGCAGCAGCATGGTGAACAACGACTTCGTGGCCCGCACGCTGGAGCCCGCCCACGTCGCCGAGCTGATCAAGCTGCGCATGAACGGCGACATCACCCAAGAAACGCTGCTGATCCAGCTCGCTGACGGTGAGTGGCTCTACGACGACTTCAACGTTGATGCCGAGATTGAAGCCACGCAAGCGCAGCAAGCGCAACGACTGGATGCACAAGCCGCACAGCTAGATGCCAACCTCCAGCAGCTGAATTGAGGGGCTAGCGAGCGCTAGTTATACTTTCAGCGATACGTCGTTTGTTGCTGTTTTGTCTGACGATCTCGATCAGCAAGAGTCATCAAGCCAGGCTTCAGTTGACTCTTCAGCGCTGCAGTCAAAGATTGAGTCCCTGATCCAGCACAACCAAAAGCTAGAGCGCCAACTCGGCCAGGCCAAAGACAAGCTGCGGGCACTGCCTGATGGCGTGGACGTGGATGGTCTGATCAAGTTCAAGCAGGAACACGAACAGGCGCAGCTGGAGCAACAGGGCAAATACGCCGAAGCACGGCAGGCCCTTGAAGCGCAGTTCCGTGAGCGCGAATCACAACTGCAGCAACGGCTGGAAGCCTTGGAAGCTGAGAACCGCGAGCTGAAGCTGATCGGCCCTGCTGTTGCAGCCTTAGCCGACACGGTGCATGACCCCGATGAGGTAATTCGCCTCAAGCTCAAGCCCGAGCAGATTGAACGTGAAGCCGATGGCACCGTCGTGGTGGTGGATGGCTACCAGCGCACACCCATTGGTGACTGGGCACGCAGCAGCCTGCCGCAATACCGCCTCAAGGCACCTAAGCCCCAAGGCACCGGCGCACCTGTAGGCCGCAGCACCGGTGGTGGTGAGCTACCAGCTGGCAGCAAGAACCCCTTTAGTCGGGAGCACTACAACCTCACCGAACAGGCTCGCATCTACAAGACCGATCCTGAGTTGTACGCACGCCTCAAAGCCGCTGCTGGTAAGTAACACGCAGCGGAATACTTACAGGTAACGGGTAGCTGTTGGCGCCCTGAATGGCTGTTGGCCGCCTTTGTAAACCCCCAACCTGGAGAACACCATGGCTGCCACTGTGCGGTCTGATGT